TTTGGTTTTGTAGTGGAATAACAATGTATGCATATCAAACAGAGAATAAAATATTGGGACTTAGCTTTACATTTCTAAGTTTCTTATATTGGTTAATTTTAAAAAACGATAAGGAGAAATAAGATGACAAGTTACGAATTTGAAAAAGCTGCAAAAAATGCGGTTATACAGACATTGAGCGAAGATATTAATATCAACGAATTGAATTTAGTATGGTTCGCACATGAGTTAGGTTATAAGAAGTGTACTATTTGGGGAGCATCTATGGGTAACAGATATGCAGAAGTTACTTATAACAGAGATAAGGATGAAATGTATGTAGACATTTATCAGAAGATTATGAATAATAAAATCTCATCTGACAAATTCAATTTTGAAGCATAATCCGACTTAATCAAGTCAAAAAATTTCCAAAAATAAACAACTGAATAGAGAATAAATATGGGTGGTCAAACAGTACACCCTTGAGTTATTGCACTCAAAAACCACTGTTCATATAGATTTTTACATAAATTTATTTTTGCGTTCCGTCCGGTTGGGCGTTTAGATAGATTGTTATATTAACAATATTTACAATAAATTTTTATTTTTAAGGAGGAATTTTCTGATGGCAGAGACAACAACAAAAGAAACAAATTTAAGACAGGCAAATGCAAAGGCAACAGCAGTAGGTGTAGTTAGTGAGAAGGATCTGAAGATTGTAACAGAGGATGGAAAGAATAAGGTAACAGGTCATATTACAGTCAAGACTTCTGATGTGAATTTCGTTAAGTACAATGTTAATGTAAATGAGAAAACTAAGACTGGTACTGTCAATAAGACTTACGCAGGTATTCAGACAGTAATGAATGAGTATAAATCTATTGCAGAAGTTGGTGAGAAAGAGGCTACAAAGGTTAAAGTAACTGGTGATATTAGTCCATTCACAGGTAAGAACGGTGAGAAGATTGTATCTTACAAGAGCAATTTCTTCAATAGATTAAAGGCTGACGAGGATTATGAGCCACATGCAGAGTTCGCAGTTGAGGTATTCATTTCTGGTATTAATCCTGAGCTTGATGCTGATGGTGTTGAGACAGGAAGAATCGTAGTAAGCGGATGGATGCCTACATATAACGGAATTGAGCCAATCGACCTTGTGGCAGAGGGTGAAGTAGGACAGGCTGTTGATTCAGGATTCGAGGTAGGACAGACAGTAGAATTCTACGGAGACATTATTAATAACAGAATTGAGACTGTAACAGAGATTCCAGTTAAGATTGGTAAGCCAAGAAAGAAGGTATCTGTAGAGATTAAGAGTGATCTTCTTATCACGGGTGCTTCTGAAGCATATGAGGAAGGTATTACACCAGAGCTTCCATATGTTGCTGAAACAATTCAGGCTGCAATTCAGGAGAGAGCAAATCGTCTTGAGGAAGCAAAAGCTAAAGCTCAGAGTGGTGCAAGGGCATCTACTGCAAAGCCAAGTGGTGCAGCACACGGTAGAAGTTTAGGTTTCTAATCTAACTTTGTTGTGGGTACGAATGAAATAGTTTGAAATATGTACCATTTTTATTAAGAAAATATTTTTGAAAATAAAGGAGAATTACATGAACGAATTAGATATTTTTAATCCACAGGTCAGCACAGTAGCAAAAGGTTTAGAGGGCAAGGTTATTCTTGTCTATGGTGGAAATAACTTAGGAAAGACTAAGCAAGCAACTCGTATGAAGAAGCCATTCTATCTTCCATTCGAGGCAGGTCTTAATGCCATTCCTGGTGTTCCATATTGTCCTATTACAAAGTGGTCTGACTTTATTAAGATTAACAAGCAGCTTACAGATCCAGCGACAGTAGAAAAAGCAAGAGAGATGTATTCAACAATTATCTTTGATGAGATTGAAGCGGCTGCAAACTATTGTCAGGAATTTATTTGTCAGAAGTATAAAGCTCCTTCAATCGGAGAAGGAAACGGTGGATATGGACTTTGGAAAGAGTATGAAACTGAGTTCTGGAAGCAGATTAACAAGTTACTTGGTGCTGGATATTGCTGTTACTTTATTGCACATGCACAGGAGAAGGATGGATATATTTCACCAAAGGCTGATAAGAGAGCGTTAGCACCTATCATCAATAATACTGACTTATGTGTTTATGTTCGTTCTAACGGTGTTGATAAAGACGGTAAGGTTGTTAAGTCTTCTGGTTTCTTAGCACAGACAGATGAGTTCTTTGCCCGTTCTCGTTTCGATTATCTTCCTACTACTTATATTGAGGAGTTCACTGCTGAAGCTCTTGAAGATGTAATTATTAAGGCTATTGAGATTCAGGAGAGAGAAGAGGGAATCACAGCAGTTACATACGAGGAGCAGAAAGCACAGAGAACAGTTGATGTTAAATCATATGACGACCTCATGGATGAGCTACAGAAACTTGGAGAGAAGCTTGCTGATAATGGATATCTTGAGGATTTACAGACAATCGTTGCAAATCAGTTAGGCGA